TTGCTTACCAGCAAGAAGAGCTTCAAAACCGCAACGCCCTGGTAACCTCCGGCCTCATGGTTACCAACGCTGCCATCCAGGCAGAGTTTCAAAAAGGTGGCAAGTATTGCGACCTGCCTTTCTTCGGCGATCTCACTGGCGACAGTGAAATTGCTTCGGACACCGTTCCTCTCACCCCTTCCGAGATCGGTGGTCAACTGCAAACCGGCGTTCGCAACATGCGCCAAAAGAGCTGGAAAAGCTCTGACCTGGCTGCTGAGCTTGCTGGTGCAGACCCGATGCAGTTCATCGCTCGTAGCACTGGTCGCTACTGGGTGACCGACATGCAGAAAACGGCTATCGCTGTTCTGCAAGGTATCTTTGGTGCCGGCGGTCCTCTTGCTTCCAGCCACGCTGTCGGCGGCAACAGCACCCAGCTGAGCCAGAGCGCAATGGTTGATGGCATCGCCAAACTCGGTGATGCTGGTAACAAGCTGAGCGGCATCATGATGCGCTCTCCTGTTTACTACGCCCTGATGAAGCTGGATCTCATTGAGCCTGCTTCGACCACCTCTCAGCTTGACACCCGCCTTTCTCAAGAGCGTCTTGAGGTTGGCACCTACCTCGGTCGTCCTGTTTTCATGGATGACACCCTGCCTGTTACCCCTGGTGCTGGTACTGGTGGCACTGATGTTCACGATACCTACTTCTTCGGTCCTGGTGCTTTTGCTTATGCAACTGCTCCGGTGAAGAATGCGGTTGAAACCGACCGTGACACGCTGCTTGGTGTTGACCTTCTGGTGAACCGTACTCACTATCTGGTTCATCCGAACGGTATTTCGTGGACCGGCAACGCTACTGGCGCTGCTCCTACGAACCCTGAGCTGGCTACTCCCGCCAACTGGACGAAGGCGTTCACCGACGACCGTAACATTCGCATCACGCGGCTTCGTTGCTACGTCTGATCGCTGATCAAATGCCCCGGTTTTTCCGGGGCTTCACTCTTTTGCTGATTTCTCATGGGAGCAACAACTTTCAGGCTCGCTCGGGCCAGGCTTGAAATGGCTGCCAAGGCTGCCAAGGCCGCTGAGGCTGCCAAGGCCCCTGAAGCGGTCGAGCCCGTGGAGGCCCCTGAGCCCCCCGCCAAGGCCCCTCAACCGCAGGCTGCCACCACCACACCCAAAACCACGACCAAGGCGCCCAAACCGGCTGCCAAGCCCTCCTGACGACATGAGGATTCATGGCCTTTGTTTCAACCCTCGGCGCATCTGATGCCAACTCCTACCTTTCGGTAGCAAAGGCCAGCACTCTTTTGGCGGAAATTCCCGCCTCTACCGGCGTAACAGCTTGGCTGGCTCTTACTGACACGCAGAAAGAGCAGACGCTTGTAGCAGCAACAATGGCAATTGATCCTTTGCACTGGAAGGGGCAACGAGCCACGCAAGAGCAAAGTTTATCGTGGCCAAGAGTCATGCTGTCTGACTCTTTTTACATTGACAACGAATCACTTCCAATCGACTTTAGTATTGGCGTAGCCTACATGGCTGCGTTTCTTGGTAGCAATGGTGGATACACGGGTATTCAAAGTCTTGATGGTGGAAATAAGCGTTACCAGAACAGTGAGTACGAGGAAGTCGAACTTGGTAAAAGTGACCTGAGGGTCAAGTTTGACAAAAGTGGCATGGCGCAAAGTGGGATGCTATTTATCCCGCCGTTTTCAATGGATATTTTTTCTAAGTACATGATTCGTGGTGAATTTTATCAGCCCAGGGTTAGACGCGAATCTGTTGCAAGACTTGGTTACTACGGGCTTAATCGTGGTTTCCGTCAGCATGGCACAAGGCTGATTGATGGCAAGCTCTATCCTTACGGTTCCGGCTGGATGAGCCGTTTCTGATCATGTCACTTGTTGATGACGTTTTTGGATCTATAGCAGACCCGTTGATTGATCAATGGGGTATTGATGCTGTTTATCTAAGAAAAAGCCAAAGTCTTACATACGACCCATATACAGGAACTTTTGTCTTTGGTGATTTCTATTTTGCTGGCACGCCCTTAGCTCCGGCTCCCACAACTTTCATCCCTGGAACAATTCTTGATCCCGCTACTGACTTTGTTGTTGCAACGCTTGTCCCTTCTGGTGGCTCTGGTGGTGAATCTCTTGATTTCACCCGAACCAACATCAGGGTCGTACCATTGCAAATTAGCTCCGAAGAGCTTGATGGCGATGTGCAGATGACTGATATTAAGTTCTTGATTGCAAACTCTCCCCTTGGGACTTACTACCCAAAAGTCACGGATATGATTGAGTATTCCGAGAATGGCGTAACACGAACAGCGCGAGTTATCAAGCCAGTATCATACAGAGGGGATAGCCCAGTTTTGAGAGCCATCATCGCGAGGCTTCCGTAATGGCTAGAAGATCATCAAGTCGTCGCACAAGGGATTGGACAAACATTCCCGAGCAAACCAGGAAGCGTATCAACGCTGCCGCTAGAAGAACTATCGCCAATGTGATGAATGAGCTTGCTGAGCTTGGTCCGCGTTACACGGGCGAGTTCATTGATCAATGGCGAGCAATGCCCATTGACAAAAAGAATCGAATTGCTTCTGGCGGTGGCTACCCATACAAAACAAGAGACATTCCACAGCTTGCGACTACCGTTAAGGAAATGAGGCGCGTAATGCTGTTTGAGGTCTATAACGAGTCTCCGTATGCACCGCAAGCACTTGACCTTCAGCCAGGTAAGTTCAGGAAGCCAAAAGGCAAAGAACCTCTTGGTGGTATCAGGTTTGGCCTTGTAAAAGGTAAACGACCCTCTGGTGGTCTTCGCGGTCAAGTTACTCAAGGCGAAGGAAATGCCTCTAGCACGGCAGAGCTTGACTGGTACTCTTTGTATGCTTCAAAAGGATTGCCGGCTACACTTAAGAAGTCATTCCGTCTTAGCATAGCTCCCAAGAAAATTTCTTAAAAGTATCCTCAAATGAACTACCAAGCTATTGCCTCTGTCATTGAAGTTGCCTTCGGCAATGCTTTTGCGCTCGTTACGCCACGACCAGATGTTTTTTTCGACAACGTAACTGCAATTCCACCTGATCCACCGGAAGAATACATCAGAATCAACATTGTTTTTGGTACGATGACCGAAAGCACGTTGACTGAATCACTGGACAATGCGAATGGAATTATTGTCGTAAGATTTTACACCAAAAAGGATACCGGCCCTCTTCGTTCAAGGCAGCTTGCTGGAGTTGCTTTTTCTGTGCTCAAGTCTCTCGGTTCAACTGCAAAACCAAGCACCGGCATCTTTCTTAGAACTCAAGGCATTAGGGGGCCGACCTTTCCCCAAAACGAGGAGATTCCTTATTACTTTGCCAGAATGGAAGCTTCTTGGCACGCAACAGAGATTTGCTAAATCGGTAGTTTGGATTGGCTAAAATAGCCTTACCGGGCAGTGCCCGCACTGCTGCTGTCCATTTGCATTGGTCCGATGACCTGCGACACCACCGTTCTTACGGGTACTTCCGGGGCTTTTTACTACAAGCCCGCCAACACTCAAGCCTGCCTTCTGGAGGCTGCTTTTCCCCTTACGGGAGCCGACATTTCGGTCGGTGTTTATCTGGGCTTCCAGGTGAACGATCCCGTCACGCTCACCTATCCCGCCGGAGCAGTTACCACTGACGCTATTGCAGCTGGTAACTACTTCGTGAAAACCTACGATCCTTCCACCGGGATCATGACCATCAGCGATACTGCTGGTGGCGCTGCGGAAACCGCAACTGCTCGTCCCAGCGGTTTTGGTGCCGGTTCTGCTTCCATCGAGTATTCCAGCTACGTCCCTGTCGGTCAGGTGCGTGATTGGAGCTTTGAGATCACCCGGTCTGAACTCGATGTGACCACTATCGGTCAAGGCTCCAGTCAGTATGCACCTTTCCGTAAATACCAGACTGGTTTTGCTGATGGCACCGGCACTGCCACGATCTTCACCACCGACGATGATGCGTCGATGGCGAACCGCATGATCTCCGATGTGCTTCAGCGTAAGCAGGCTGGCGCTGGCGTCAAGCTCTACATCGACCAAGTTCTTGTGGCCGGTGTGGTGAATGATTCCAAGAGCCGCTTTATCGAAAGTGCGATCGTGTTGACTTCTGCCAGCCTGAACGTCAACCCCGATGATGCTCAACAGGTGACGATCAACTTCCGTCCTTCCGATTCTCCCAACTTTGATTTGAGTCGGACTGTGTGACCTAGCCTGAAGTGGGGGACCGAGCCTCTGGCGTGCCAGGGGCTTTTTTTTGGCTAGAATTGATTTGCCAATCATTTTCCCCCCATGGCATCTTCTCCGCAACCATCTTCTGGAACCGGGTTTTCCTCTGGTCG